NATATTACACTGGCGCCATATAGATATTAATTCTCTACTAGAGACCATCCCATACTCTAGAAGAGTTCTACGCCTTTACCCTCAGCTTTTACCCCAATTACCCTGTTCAGGATTTTGAGAAGCTTTGGTAGTGGTGATTAACTCCACCTTGCTCTTAATCAAGGAGCAAATTTCAGCATATATTACTATGCACTTCTACCTTAATAAACTTTTCTATTATTATGGAAGAATTTTTACTAATACTTTCCATACTATATTCCAAAAATGAGAATACCATACTTGTGATAAGCACCATCCCATCTTATAATATTTTCTTCTAAATATTAATTCTATTATTGAATGTGGTAAACATAAATTACTCCATACCCAATTTCCTTTCTTATCCTCATAATCAACTTCTAGAAAAGCTGGATTTTTACACTTTAACCAATCACAAGATAATTTCATATTTATTACCCTATAAATTAAGAGTAGTTACTCCACTATTAAAGCTTTTCTCTTTAAATGCATATACTGCTAAAGCTATACTATACACATAATCATCATGTCTCCCCTTCACCTTTGGAGCTTCAACCTTAAGAGTGTGTCCACTATACTTTCTTTCTGCATCTAACAACTGATCTATAAACCTAGCCTTTTCCCTAATGTACTTAGTATTTTTAGAAAAGAATATTCTTGAATGTTGAAATTCTCTATCTGTTGCCTTGAACATTTCATCATTCTCTTTCTTACTACCATAATATCCATCTACTATTGCCCATTGCTCCATCTTCTTATTACCTTTATCATCCTCTACCTCCTCCCATACCCTTCTCTTAAGCATATCAAATAGTGCTACTCCTAATCCTACAATATCCACTAACATGTATCTTATAGGTTTAAAGTCATAAAGAAATTTTACTATAACTTTTATTTGATCCTCAAATTCTAGTCCTTCTAATTCTAGCCATGCTATTATATGTATTTCTATACCATTAATTTCTATTATAGTAACTACTGTACTGTCTCCTGCCCTAGCCACATCTATACCTACAAACCTTAATCTTTCCTTATCCCATAAATAATCTTTTTCTAGAGTTACTAGCTTCTCCCATCCTATAAACTTAAGTGCTGTACCTACCCACTTTAATCCAAATTGAGTTTCAAATTCTATACTATCTTCTCCCCACTTTTCTCTTTCTCTTGCTACATACCTTCTATAAGATACAGATGCTCTACCAGCTTCTTTATAGTCTATAATCTCTAACCAATCAGATGTACTTTTATTCTTATTAGGATCTCCACTCCACTTCTGTATTGCTGCTTTAAAATATTCATTTTTAAAGTATGGAGAAGTAGTACCTGTCATTACCCTTACTCCTCCTGTTTCTGCTCCCATAGGAAATACATCTGTCTTAAGCTTCATTGCATTAATAAGTTCTGATTGTTCTATTATTAGTAGCTGGAAAGTTTCTCCTATAATCTTTGCTTGTTCTCCTACTGATAGAGATCTACAACTAAATTCTCTTCCTGTAGACATACTTTCTAAAACAAATAAACTAGAAGTGTGACCTTCTCCAGCTAATTGTTTAATACCTGCTTTGTTATACATCCACTTCTTAACAGTCTTAAACCTTTTCCTTAGTCTGTTTCTAGTTACATGTGTTATCATACTTTCTACTGGAGCAAATAGGCCTGCATTAAAGTCTCTACCTAAGAATATAATATAGAAAGTACCTAATATAAGTACACTCATTGCTACTGTTTCTGTCTTTCCTGATTGTCTTGCCCATAGAGATGTTAGTTCATTACCTAATGCTCCTGCTGTAATTACACATTCTATTATCTTATCTGATAAAGGTAATTGATATACTCTAAACTTTAGCCTACTTCCTTCATCTGTTTTTATCCTCCTAAGAAGTACTTCCCTCCACATTTTACAAGCATCAATAATGTCAAAAATGTTCTTTGCTTCATTTACTTTTAGCTTTATAGCTTGAATTTCGTTTATTAAAATTCCTCCTTTTTCATCTTATTAACTTCCTTTTGTGTTGCACCATAAAATTCAGTGCCATAAGATGAACAATCTATATTATCACAAATCCATTCCTCACTTGAAAGGGGAGGTATTCCACATAGTTGTTCTCCACATTCAGGGCATTTCATTTTCTTTTTCTCCTTATGCTCCTTACTATAAATCCCAAATTAAAGGCCTCATAAACTATGCAAAATACATTAAGTAGAACTACTCCCCAATTTCTAGTACCTATTCCCCAAAGCAACATAAATATTCCTCCTGCTACTCCTCCACTAAATTTTAATAGAGATAGATCCTTAAGAGTATTCTTATTCTTGAATGTCCTATACATTTGTGGTAGTTTATGAAGTATTAGAATAATTGAGCCTATGTATTGAAGAGCATCTATCATTTATTCTTCTCTCTCTTTTCTAAAATCTCTGGAACAATTATCCAAGCTAATAAAGAAGTTATCCAAGATATAAGCCATAGCCATAAAGGTATAATTGATATAGTCAATGCTCCAAATATTCCAACAGCAAAATATAAAACAAGAAAGAAGCAAAAGGCTTTTATAGAATATTTCATTTTTGTTTCTCATCCTTAAGTTTCTTTACTTCTTCCTTAAGCTTTTCAACTTCTTTCCAATATATAGGAAACAATGTTAAACATATTTCTGTATAGCCTTCATACTTCTTTTTAGTAAACCAATCTTTCTTATCAATTTCTCTTTCACCAGTGTAGAACCAATAGTCTATATCAGCCATTGACAAACTACCTAGATTCTTCACTGCATCATCTACATCACATTCTATTATTACTTCTATACAATCCTCAATGTATCCTCTGTATTCTATAGTGCCATCTTGCCTGCCAAAGATTGCTCTTACTATACGTTCTAAGGCCTTTATCTTTAAATCTTTACTTATCTTCCTCATTATACTTCCCTCTATATATTATTAGTTTACAGGTTTATAAAGGTTTTATTCTTTAAGTTGTTCTATTGCATCCATTTCTTCTTTTATTGTATTAAGTATAGCCCCATCTAAAATTTTTCCAGCTAAATTTTTAGCAGAGTCTCTAGCTTCAAATACACCTTTAACAAAGTAATAAAACAAATTTATTCTCTTTTGTTTTTTCATCTATTCACCTCCTACTATCCAAGGATTTACACACATAAAATTATCTAAAGTAACCTTCTTCTCCTTCTTAGAAGGTGCTTCCCTCCAAGCTTTAGCTCTTTCCAAATGTGAATAGTATTGCTTCATATACTTTAAAGCTACTTCTGCATCATGTAATTCTCTTGCTCCTGGACTAACATCATATTCTGCTAGTATACCTTTCTTTATAAGTTCCTCAAAGTATTCAACTGAGGGTAATGATAATCTACCTGTCCTAAAGACCATTTACTTTCCTCCTAAATTAAATAGTTCTATTTCAACTTCATTTATCCTTTTTCCTATACCATGCTTCCACACATAAGAAAATAATAATATAAGATCCTGTGAAATTTTTCCTTCCTCCTTTAATTTAGTAAATACATCTTTAGCTCTTTCCTCTACATCAATAGTAGCACATCTAATATGGAGAATTTTTACCATCTATTTTCCCTCTTTAATCTTCAAATAAGTTATAAGCATTTGAACAGCATTTTTAGTATTAACTTCATTTACTTCCTCCACCACATTTAGATCTACAGATGTAGAACCTTTATATTTTTTCATCTTCTTATCCTCCTCTTGCACCTAGGACATTCAAAGAATCTACTGTATCCTTTTCTCACAATTACTTTTCCTTTTCTAGTAACAGCCATGCCTATAGTGTAGCTTCTTTTCTTTGCTAACATTAGTATAGGAGTATCATGTTCTTCACAGAATGGATTCATATTCTAAGATCCCTCCTTTATAGAAAAGCTGGAAGGTAAACCCTGCCCTTCATTTAGCTCATGATTTAAGTATAAGGTTATAAGTTTAGACTTTGGCCAAGATGGAATTTTAAGAGTTATTTCCCCATCTGTTATTTCTACTACTTCAAATTCATTGAGGTAAGTATTTAGAAAGTCTTGAACAGTTTCTTTATTCATTTAATTTCCCCATCCCATCCACACCTTTTACACTTTGCCCTAAAGTCTGTCCTGGGTTCTATGTTCTTCTTTGAAGATTGGCCTCCATACTTTAATGACCTTTTCTTTTTAGGTAAGTTCTTTCTTCTTCTTACCATCTTCTTCTTTTCCTTAAGTATCTTTGTTCTATTAACCACATACTTACATTGGTGACTTCCACACTCAGAACATTTCAACTAGAACAATCCTCAATTACCATATTACATTTAACACATACAAACTCTTTAGCACATCTTTCTGAAGTAGATATAAGTCGCATATACATATTGCTTCCACAATTAGGGCATAGCATTATTTATCCATCCATCCTAAATATTTGACTATTGCACAAGCTAGTAAAGATGCTGAAAGGTTTACAAGAAATTGGATGATTATAGTCTTAATCATTTCCCAATACCTCTTTCAAAAAGAATCCTTGCAACACACTCAGAATCACAATTCCTTTTCAACCATTCTTCTGACATAGTTTGCTTGCACTTAACACATGGACTAATTCTCTTTTTCATTCTTCTTTCACCAACTTAATTATTTCCTCTATTACTTCATCTTCATTATCCATCCAATATCCTTCAACTATACCTTCCCAATTATGTATATCAAAGTGCCATTTAGCATTATATA